GCCATCAGGATCTTCAAACTCTCCCGGTAGATTTAGATCGACGTGCATCTCCAGAATAGTGTGTCGATCATCATCTTCGATGACCGCCTCCTCACCATCTAGCTCATCATACTTCTCCTGTATATCAGAATAGTCTGGAGCTGGTTCAGGTAACTCACCCTCTTTGTAGAATCCGTTTACCTGTAGTTGCAAAACCTCGTTTGCCGTTTTTTTCATTACATGAGTGTATCTCGGACATGTCTTGAGATCTGATGCCCCGTATGACGCTACAAAGTCCTCTGAAGGTACAAACATAGCGCATGGGCGCTCCATCAGTGGGTCGTAATACACCTTCTTGAATGCAGAGCCAGCGATAGGAAGTTTGAAGAGCATTTGCTCCATCTCGTCTCTATACTCAGACATCTCCTCAGTTAACAGGTAATTCATCTCGTTCTGTACACGATTTGCTTGATCGGTTCTGTCAGGAGTCTGCTTTCCTACAATCTTCGTGCGTACGGGTCCAGAAGCGGGAAATATCTCACCCATAGCCTGTGCCTGAAACCTCACTACAGCCTCTGTGAGTAGCGGATGAAACACCCCTGATGCACCAGACCAAGGCTGCTGACGGTCTTCTACCTTCATCCCTAATAGGTCAAGACCCTTGACGTATGCTCTAGCCCAGTCAGAACGAGACTCACGATCTGCTTTAAAATCCGCTACTAACTCGGAAGCCATTATTGTCAGTTCGTCGTCTTCTATAAATTCAGCGAGGTTGGCATCATGTCCGGGTCCAACTAAACTCTCGGTAACTTCTCCTTCAAAGTCTATTATCACTCCACCATCTTCTGTCTCTACAGACACAGCTTCGGGATTAACTACTTCTATTTGAATGTCTTCAGAGTCTTCTTGTCCCTCTATTTCAAAGGGGGTCATCTGTTTTTCGACTGCCATCTCATGCCCTCACGATGCAAATTTATACAAACTATAGCAGATCATACTACCACTCGTCCAGTAAAGTGTGGACGCCACCCAGCGGGTGGAGGGACAGCGCCCACGTAGGGGTTGGGAAAATACCCCATGCGCGTAATATACTACTAATAATACTCACGTCTATAATGATATTGAGGTTCATCATCCCATTCATCTGTTGGTAGGCGTATGAATCCACCCTGACGGAAGCGTAATAACGCCATAACAGTGCTGTCCACAAGGTCATCATTCGACATAAACGGAAATCCTGCCACTTCTTCTACTAATTCTTCTGCCCAACGGGTGGACGGAACCCACGCCATACCCGATGCAATGATATCAGCCACAGAATTAAGCCGTGCCATCTTATCCCCAGTACCCCTGTGGGGGGTATATTCCTGTACAGGTATGCCCATTCGCCTCATTTCTTGGTAAATCGCCACTCCAGAGGACTTTTTCTCCACAATAAACGCGTCTGGCTCCCATTTATTGTACTCATCCATCGATAATTGCTTCAATTCGGGAAATTCTAGCCGTTCTTTGATAGAATCGAGCAAAATTAGGTGGTGTGCGTTCTCTTCTTCGTTAAAAAACACGCCCCAAGTGGTCAAAGCGGTGTAATCTGCGCGATTATGCTTCTCTGCGGCGGCATCTAACGACATAATTACGTATTCTACGGACGGTGGGTTGTCATGAGGCCAAATTCCCCACCATTCTCGCTTAATTATGGACGCTTCTTCGGCTGTAGGCTGCTGTTGGTACTGAGAATTCCACTGAAACGCGGGCATTGACGCTTTTGTTCGCTCCAAAGCTGCCAAATCGAAGAACTCAGGCCATAAAGGTTTCTTTGTACCGTCATCAGAGTCCAAAAGTGCGGGAAATTCTACTATTTCATACTGATCAGACAGCTCATTCTTCACCATATCGTCAGTTACACGCCCCGTAAGGTCGTCCATGTGCCAACGTGTCTGTACAATCGCCACTCTGCCTCCCGGCATTAGTCGAGTACGCGCTCCAAATGTGAACCATTCGTAGGCTTTATCAAACACTGAGAAGTTTCCGTTAATAACATCCTGCTCAGAGTGAGGATCATCAACAAGCAGAAGATCAGCGCCCCTCCCAGCAAGAGCAGATCCAATACCACACGCAAAATATTCACCTCCGAAGTTTGTGTTCCACCGCCCAGCCGATTTACTGTCGACTGCCAAGGAGACGTTTGGAAAGATTTCCCTATATTCGTCTGTCGCTATCAAGTTACGTACCTTACGCCCAAAGTCCACCGCGAGATCTGTCGTGTGAGAGACCATCATAACCTTCTTATTTGGGTTACGCCCCAAGAACCACGCGGGGTAGAAGATACTTACAAGCTGCGACTTACCGTGACGGGGTGGGATGTTAACACATACCCTGTCTTTTGACCCGTCCTCCAGCGCCATAAGCTGATCCGCCAGTATGCGGTGATGTCTGCCAACCTTGTAGTCTGGCTGCATACGCTTACAGAACTCTATCAAATCATCTTTAGAAGCCGTGTTTGACTTTCGCGTAGACAGCTCTTCGACTATTCTGTCTATCTCCTGAAGCTCTTCAGGTGCGAACTGATCTAAATTGTCCAGCATATGTTGTATCTCTTCTGGAGAGAAGTCTATGTCTGTTGCAATCTCGGCTAGGTTATTCGTCATCTTTCAGGCCAAACTCTTTATCTAAGTCTATGGCGTTCGTATCTACGATCACTGCATCTTCTACAGGCTCTACAAGTCTTGCTAGTTTAGATCTAAGCTTGTCCTTTAGGTCATCTGTAGACTGGTGTGTGACTGTCACCTCGGTGCGTTCTGCGAATAAACCCACATCTGCAATCTTACCCAACAGCTCCAAAGCACGGAGTCTGACCTTCGCATCCTCGTTCTCTGTCTCTTCTACAAGTTTGTTTGTTACTAAATGGCGAACTTGAGCGGCACTTTCAACCACAGAATGGCCAAAATCTTTTAGGATCTTGTCTGTAAGTAACAATGTAGCGGGAGTAAGGGCGGCGGTGCGGGTGGGGGTGGCCTTCTTAGATGTCTTAATCGGATCAGCGGCGTAAGCCATTGCCAACTTTGCAGAGACATCTTTGTCTTCGCTAGTCACAGACACGTCTAGCCCATGCTCCGACAGAAGTTCTATAGTTTTAGAGGCGGCTGATGTGCGTTCTACCAAGTCCTTCCCCTTCACGGGTGGGGGTATCGGTATACCACCTTCGGGTTCGATATGAATACTCATAGGCGCAGACTAGTACATATAAGGGACAAAATAAAGGGGGTCGCGTATTTTCAGTAATTTTCAAAAATATTTGAGTGAAATCAAGTTATATAATAGTTGTGCGTGTGTTGCGTATCTGGGGGGGTGGGGGGCGGTGGTATACCAGTTTTTTTCATATATAAATCGTAGTCAAACATGTCTATGGCTATTGGTTCATATCGGGATTTATCTTATAATATATGTATAGCAAGGCAACGAGCTGGCCTTGTTATCGAGTTCGATAACAGCTCTTAGTCATAAGGAAATGAACAATGACTGATTTAACTACAGTACTAAAACCTCTCACAAAAAGTGAGGGATCAACTTTGGATACCGCGATTGACGCGAGTGTCAAAAAGACGTTTTCAATAGAAGCGGCAAAGACTGCTAACGAAGCAATGAAAAAGCTTTTTGAAAAGCGCTTCGACGGTCAAATACCATCTAATAGAAAATGGGAACAATACTTCCTTAATTCACCATCTAATAATCTATTAGATAGCATTCATGTAAACGTGTTTAATTGGGGACGCGATATTTATTGCGAACGACTATCTCCAGATTATGCGGCAATTCGTGAATTATGTGACAATGGTGAAATGGATAGTCGTAAAACCAAGCATACATTTTTATGGTTGGATAAGAAAGAGACATACGCCAAAAACAAACTTACATTTACTGAACGTGAATTATCAAAAGGTGGTTGGCAGTCACTTTGCAATACTGAATTTAATAAGTATGGCAAAGAATGTATTACCGGCAGACGTTCACCAAAAGTGACCAAGACTGGCAAAGAAAAATTTGAAGCTAAACTTTCAAGTTTGTTCAATGCAGTAAATGCAGAAAACTTTGAGGGTAATGCAGTCGAATGTAATAACCTTCTAAATAGATTTCGTGCATTGGGCTTCACGTTCAAGAGCGAGTAATACCTTCGGGGAACCTTCGGGTTCCCCACTTTTTTTGTGTCTTTTTTTCAAACGGGAAACTCTAGGGTTTCCCACTTTTTTTGTGTCTTTTTCCAAGATATAACTGGCATTACTTATCGTTTGTGAACAAGCCTCCAACTAATGCCAGTTATCGTTCTAGCAGTACGCGTCTATGTATGGCGTTGTGAATGCCACCTGCTGCTCCTGCACTACCACTAAAGCTACCCAGACATGTCTATGTGTTATCGAGTACGATAACATCCCGGTTATATTGGTTATACAAAACCAGTTATCGTTCTAGCAGTACGCATAATGTAACCACTATTGTAACCAAGAACCCCCATAATGTAACCATCGTGTAACTTGCAAGTACTTGTTATTATTATATTGTTACTTTGTTACCTATTTTTAATATATAGAGTACCATGAAGCCTCTTTCGTCCGTAAACAGGCGAT